GTGTGGATTTCTCCCCCGGAAAGCCTAAACCCGATCGTGTAACTACGATTCGGGGATGATGGCCGCCGATTCGCCCCGATACCCACGAATGCGGGTGACCGTCACTATGTCGGCCGACAACAAGCCGGTCGCCACCATGTGGAGAGTCACCACCGAAGGGCCGGCCGGCCGGCCTGACTGGCCGGTGTGGCCCGAGGCGGTGGCCGCTAAGCCGGTGTGGCATCCCACCGAATCCCCGCCGATGATGCAACGCCCCGAAACCTGGCGGTGGACCGCCTGCACCGGCGAACGCGTCGCCGGCACCGCCGACCTGCTCCGGTGCATAGCGGAGGCGGGCGACGCTACCTGCCCCGTGCATACCGACCCACCCGTGGTGGTGGAGGTGGTGGTGGACGATGCCCCAGGGTGAGCTCTTCCCCGACCAGCCGGCGGTGGAGCGATTGCGCCGGGCCGCCGATAACACGCTGCGGGCCATGCGCCGATCGGGGCGGCTCGAGGATTGCGACACCCTGCTGGTGGCGTTGGTGCGCACCACCGCCGACGTGGCCGACCAGCGCCGCAATGACCCGGAGGCCGCATGGCACCTCAACGCCGCCCTCAAGTTGCTGGCCGATCTTGACGGCCGCCTCCGCTCCATTGGCGGCCCCGAGCATGACGCTTTTGCCGAACTGCTGGCAGCGGCTAGCGGTCCCGCCCCGCCTGGCCACCCCGCCTAGCGGGGGCCCCAGCCTGGGCCCGGCGGTGGACGCGGTGGGCCGGGCCCTTTTCGGCCGGCCGATGCAACCCTGGCAATCGGCGGTCAACCTGGTGGCCGGGGAGTACGACCCGGCCACCGGCGAAATGGCCCACGGGGTGGTGGTCCTAAGCGTGCCCCGCCGGGCCGGTAAGACGGCCCTGGTGTTGGCCCAGCTATGCCGGCGGGTGCTCGGCCAGGCCCGCTCACAGTCGTGGTACACCGCCCAGAAAGGCGGCGACGCCGGCCGCACCTTTCGCCGGGAATGGTTGCCGACGCTGCGATCGTCCGGGCTGGCCTCGAGGCTCAAGGTGTCGCTGCGGGCCGGCTCCGAATCCTTCGAGCTCGCCGCCCGGGGTAGTTCGGTGACGTGTTTCGCCCCGGTGGAGGATGCCCTGCACGGCACCAACGTGGACCTGGCCGTCCTGGACGAAGCGTGGGCCCACTCCGCCGAGACGGGCGCCGGCCTGGAACTCGCCGTCTTCCCCGCCCAACTCACCCGCCCCGGGTCACAAACGTGGATTGTGTCGGCCGGCGGCACCCTCGAATCGGTGTGGTGGGATTCGTGGTTGGCCCGGGGCGAGCAGGCCCTGGCCGCCGGTGACCCGGGGATAGCCATATTCGATTGGGGGGCAGACACCGAGGCGGCCGGCTACGACCCCCGCAACCCGGCCACCTGGTGGGCGGCCCACCCGGCGCTGGGTGACACGATCGCGGAGGCGGCCATAGCCGCCGAGCTCGCCCGTACCTCCGATATAGCCGCCTTCGAGCGTTCCATTCTGAATGTGTGGCCGAGGCCCCGCGACCTGGCCGGCCTGGCTTTCAGTTTGGAGCGGTGGGCCGGGCTGGGCGACCTCGAATCCCGGGGGCCGGTGGTTGCTATCGGATTTGACGTGGCTGGGGATAGGTCATATGCGGCCATAGCCACCGCCGCCTCTGTCGACGGGCGGGCGGTGGTGGAGGTGGCCGACTACCGCACCGGCACCGTGTGGGTGGACGCCGCCATCCGCGACCTCATGCGCGCTCATCCGGGAGTACCGGTGGTGTGTGACGCCCGGGCCGCCGGCACCATCGCGGACCGCCTCGAGCTCGGCGGCGCCGAGATACTGCGCACCGGGAGCGCCCAGATGGCGAGCGCGTGCGCCGACCTGGTGGATCAGGTGAATACCGGTTCGATCGCCCACCGGGCCCAGGCGGTACTAGATGAGTGTTTGGCGGTGGCCGGCCGCCGGGCCCTGGGCGACGGGTTCGCATGGTCTAGGAAAGCGTCGGCGGGGGATATTTCCCCGCTGGTGGCCGTCACCCTGGCCGCCTGGGCGGCCCGCACCCGGCCCACCCTGCCCCCGCCGATCATCGCTGTCGCACCCCGACGCTAAGAGCGACCCTACGTGTCGGTAACTTCCCTGGACGTGGCCGGCAAGTTACGTCAATGTGCTTCATGTGAGGAAACGGGCCGCGCTGGCCGAACTGAGGGCCCGGGTGGCCGAGCTCGAGGCCGGCCCCGGCCCCCTGGCCCAGATGGGCCCCAACGCGGCGGCCCGGCCCCGCCCCTCCGACATTTTCGGTGGCGGCTGGTTGGGCGGATCATTGGGGGCGATCGACCGCGACGCCGCTATGTCGGTGCCCACCTTGGCCTATATCCGCCACCAGTTGGCCGGCGGGGTGGCCTCCATGCCCCTGCTCCGCTACCGGCGGGCCCCGCTCGGGGAGGATGACACCCAGATAGACCCGGGGTGGTGCGCCGAACCGGACCCGGCCCCCGGTATCGCCTCGTCGGTGTTCTGGGCGTGGTGCATTGACGACCTGTTCTTTAACGGGCGGTGCACGCTGGTGGTATTGGCCCGCGACGCCGCCGGTTTCCCCGTCGCCTTCCGGCGGGTGCTGCCCGGCCAGATCACCTACGACCCCACCACCCTGGCCTGGGGGACGTTCTGGCCGGCCCATGTCACCTACATGGGCGTCGAGGTGCCGGGCTCCGACCTGGTCGTCATCTCCGGGCCGTCGGAAGGGATATGCAACTACGGGGCCGCCGTCATCCAGGCCGCCCTCGACTTGGAGGCCCACGCCGCCACCTCGGCCGCCGAGCCCATGCCCAACATTGATCTTCACCAGACTTCCGGGGAGCCGTTGTCGCAAACCGCGGCCGATGACCTGATCGCCCGCTGGCAGATCGCCCGGGCCCAGGGCGCCACCGCTTACACCCCCCAAAACTTGGAGGCCCGGGCGGTGGGCGGGTGGTCGAACGCCGATCAGGAAATGGTGGCCGGCCGCCAGTACCAGGCCACCCAGTTGGCCCGCCTGGCCGGTGTCAACCCGACGCTGGTGTCGGCCGCCACCGGTTCGAGCTCGTCCTACGTGTACACCAACCAGGCCGATTACCGCCAAGCCTTCCTTGATGACGTGTTGGACACCTACCTCCGGGCCATAGAGGGCCGCCTGTCGGCCACCGACGTGACCCCCCGGGGCCAGTACGTGGAGTTCGACCGCGACGCCTTCACCCGCATGCCCCTGGCCCAACGGGTGCAGGTGTTCGTGGGCGCGCTGCGGGGCGGGGCCACCCCCGAGGTGGTCGACGCCCTGGCCGAGGCCATGGACCTCGACTTCCAAGTACCCACCCCGTCCGGAGGATCATCCTGATGCTGTTGCGTACCACCGCCCCGCCCTCCGGGTTGCAGGCCGACGCCGCCCGGCGCACCATCGCCGGCCTGGTCGTCCCCTGGGGGGTGTACGCCACCGTGTCCACCGGCCAGACGGTGGCCTTTACCCGCGGTTCGCTCACCCTGGGCGAACGATCCAAAATGGTGCTCGACCACGACCCGGGCCGCCCGGTCGGGGTGTACCAGTCATCCGCGGATACCGCCGAGGGGCTGGTGGCCACCTACCGGGTGCCTGAAGGGCCCGCCGGTGACGCCGTGTTGGCCGAGGCCGGCGCCGGGCTCCGCGACGGGCTGTCGGTGGCCGCCGATATCGACCAGGCCGAAGACACCGACGCCGGCCTGTTGGTCCACGCCGCCCGGGGCCGCCACGTCGCCCTCCTATCCGAACCCGCGTTCGATACCGCCCGCGTTTCCACTGTCACCGCATCCGCTACCGGAGGAACCCCCATGCCCGATACCGCCACCCCCGCCCCTACGGCCCCCGAGGCCGCCCAGGGGGCCGCCACACCGCCCGCCCCGGTGTTCGCGCCGGCCCCGGCGGTGGAGGCCGCTGCGGTCACTGTGCCCACCCTGGCGGGCCTGGCCGCGGCGGCCGCTCACCCGGTGCCGGCCGTCCGGGTCCGTGACCCCTACCCCTACGCCCAGCCCCTCGAGCTCGGCGGCCCCAGCTTTGTGCGCGACGCCTGGGCGTCCATGGAGAACCCCGGTTCGGTGGAGGCGGAGCGGTGGCGGCGCGGTCAGGCCATGGCCGCCGACCCGGCGTTCGTGATGGCCGGCATGGCCCGCATGTCGTCGGCCCCGCCCGACGTGGCCGCCGCCACCGGCACCACCGTGACCGAACCGGCGCTCACCCCCCACCGGTGGCTACCGGAACGCTACGTCCCCCTGCGGGGGGCCAAGGCCCCCCTGTATACCGCCCTGACCAAGCTAGGCACCCCCGACTTCAACACCCTCGAGCTCCCCCGCACGGCCACCGAAACCGGTTTGGCCGGCACCGCCGCCGATGAGGTGACCCCCGTCGCCCCCGGCACCATCACCACCATTAACGACACGGTGACGATAAACGAGGTGGAGGGCTCCTACCTGCTGTCCCGCAAACTGCTCATGTCGTCTAACCCTCAGATCGACCGTATCGCCCTCGACGCCCTGGACCGGGCGTGGTTGGCCGAGGTGGAAAAGGAGGCGGTCACCTACTTTGTGGGCGGCGCCTCCGTCCACACCGCGGTGAACGCCACCTACGCGGATGGCATCACCTACACCAACGCGCTGCGGGCCAACTTCGCCAACATGGCCGCCGGCACCCTCTACGGGGCCACCGTGGTCATCCCCGCCTCCAAGGAATACATCGCCGCCGCGGTAGCGAACGATTCCACCGGGCGGGCCCTGCTCCCCTACGGCCCCCAAGTCAACGCGTCGGGCGATTCGGCCGCCGGCTACGCGTCGGTGTCAGTGCAGGGGGTGCCGTTGCTGCCCGGCCCGTACATGACCGCCAACCACACCCTCATCCTCGACCAGTCCATCGACTCGGCCATCGTGTGGGCCACCCCGGTCATGGACTTCCGCCTGGAATGGACCACCGACGCGACCACCGGCGGAAACGTCAAGGTGCTCAAGCTGGTCAAGTACTCCGGTGTCGGGTTCTGGTCGCAGTACCCCGGCGGGGTGGTTCTGGTCACCAACACCACCCCCCTCGCCCTCGACGCCCTGACCGCCCCCGGCAACGACCCCGAGGCCAAGGCCAAGAAGTAATGGCCGGCTGGCCCACCGACGCCGAACTAGCCGACGAACTCGGCCTGGCCGTGGCCGGCGCCTTCTCCGACGACACCCGCATCACCTCGGCCAACGCCGCCGCCATCGCGGATGCCATCAATACCCTCGGCCTGCTCGATCCTGCCCCATTGCGGGCCCAGGCGGCCCGGGCGGCCCGGGCGGCCCTCGGCCCTAACCCCCTGGCCGATATCACCGCCCCCGACCTGGACGACGGCCAGTTCAAGGCGGTGCTGGGCCTGGGGGTGTGGTGGTACGAGGTACGTAACCGCCCCGAGGGCCTCGACTCGCTCAACCCGGTGGCCTCCCCCTACCAGCGCCGCACCATGTTGCAGATATTGGCCCGGGGAAAGCTGGCGGTGGGATGATCGCGGAGGCCCTCATCGCCCTGGCCGTCGCCCTCGAGGCCGAAGGGCTGCGGGTGGCTATCCGCTCCGGTGACCTGACCCCGCCCTGTGTATATGTGCAGATCGGCGGGGCCACCGACACCGAGGTGGTGCTGGCCGGCGGCCTGGTGTCCACCTTCTGGGTGTACTGGGTGCCGGTGCGGGGTGTGGAAAACCTGACCGCCGACGCCGCCGCCCTCGACGCCATGTTCGCCGCCCTGTCGCCCATATCGGCGGCCGCCCTCACCGTCACCCGTACCAGCCTGACCGTGTCCAATGACACCTGGCCGGCCTACCGGGCAGACGCCCAGATTCTCGCTATCCCCACCACCTTGGAGGCCCTCGCATGACCACCGTCGTACAGAAACTGAAGGGCACCCTGCTACTCGGCACCGCCGCCCCGCCCACCGGGGTGGCTATGGAGGCCCAGGTGATCAAGGTGGGCATCCCCCAGACGGTGACCCGCGACTCCCCGGTCACGGTGCTCACCGGCGACCTGATCCAGGCGGCCGCCACCTACTCGTGGTCCCTGACCGGTGAGGCCCTGCTGGACCTGTCCAACAAGACGGGCATGTTCTATTTCGTGCGCTCCAACCAGGGCACCACCATGCCGTTCACGTTCTGCCCGGTGGGCGCCACCGCCGGGCCGACCATCACCGGCCAGGTGATCGTGGACGGGTGGAACACCGAGGAGCTCGCCTCCGGCTCCAACATGGTGTCCAAGTTCGATTGGCCCATCCAAGGCCAGATCACTATCACCCCCCAAACCCTGATGGCCGACGACGAGGCCGCCGCCGACGATGCCTGATTCGGCCTTGGAGGTGCGCACCCCGAACCTGGCCGCTTTCAACGCCGCCCTGGCCGGCCTGGCCGCCGACCTGGGCGACCTGGGCGCACCGGTGGCCTCGGTGGCCCGTTCCACGGTGGCGGCCGCCGCCGCCGCCTCCCCCCGCCTGTCGGGGGCGATGGCCGGCGCCCACCGGGCCGGGCCGGGGGTGCATAAGGGGGCGGCCATGATCACCGTGGCCACCGTTTACGCCGCCCCCCAGCATTGGGGGTGGCGGGCCCATGGCATCGCCCGGAAACCGTGGATCGTGGGGTTCTGGCGGCGCGACGCCGGGTGGCCGGCCAAGTTCACCCAGGACTTGCAGGCCATCATCGACAAAGAGGCGGCCCGGACGTGACCGACACCCAGGCGGAGATCAACGCCCTGCTGGCCGAATACGGCGAACCGGACGTGGAGCTCGAGGAATGGGAGCTCCCCTGGTTTGATACCCGCGTCGCGTTGGAGGATGGCCGCCGGTTCAAGGTCCACGCCGATCAACGCGACCAGCGCCGGGCGTTGGAGGTGCTCGGTATCGAATCGCCTCAGGTGTCCAACGCCATCGCCTACGCCACCGCCGTGTCGTGGGCCTACCTGACCCGAAAGGGCCAGGTGTCCGACACCTGGGCGGCCTTCGATGCCGGGTGCGCGTTCGTGCAGATGCAAGAGGTCAAGACGGTGGACCCTACCGGGACGGCTGGGGAGCTCTGATCGGCGCCTTGGCCGTGCGCTGCGGTATCGCCCCCTCCGTACTCTGGGAGCAGGACCCCCGCGACCTGGCCACCATGGTTTGGGTGCTGTACGCCGCCAACCCCGACGACGGGGGGTGAGCGGTGGCTAAGGCCGCCCAACTCGAAATAGAGATACTGGCCCACGCCGAAAAGGCCATCGCGGAGATGGACAAGGTAAAGGGCTCGGCCGGCAAGAGTTTCGATGGGATGAAGGCGGCCGCCCTGGGCGCCGGGCTGGCCGTGGCCGGCGCCCTGGTCAAGGCCACCGAGGCGGCCGCCGACCACCAAACCCATGTGGCCAAACTGGAGCAGGCCTACGCCAACGCCGGGCTGCCGGTGTCTCAGATGAAACACTCCCTAGAAGAGGTGGAGGCCGCCTCCCGGCGCACCGGTCAGTCCACCGATGAGAACGTGGACGCCTTCACCAAACTGGTGACCGCCACCAAGGACACCAAGAAGGCCAACGAAGAGCTCGCGGTGGCCCAGGACTTGGCCGCTTTCAAGGGGGTGTCGGTGTCCGATGCCGCCACCGCCATCATCAAAGCGTCCCAGGGTTCCACCAAAGCCCTGAAGGCGATGGGGATTGCCACTACCGACGCGGCCGGCAACCAGTTGGACGCCACCCACATCATGGACAACCTGACCGCGGCGGTGCACGGCCAGGCCGACGCCTACGGCCAAACCGCCGAAGGCGGCCTCAAACGGTTCCACGAGTCCACCGAGCAACTCCAGGTGGCCTTGGGTTCGGCCCTGCTCCCCGCCCTCCAATCCATCATCAACGCGTTGATGCCGCTGTTCACCTGGCTGTCCCAGAACCAGGGAATCATCTCCACCTTGCTGCCCGTGGTGGCCGGCCTCGGCGGGGTGATCTTCGCGGTGGTGGAGGCGGTCAAGATATGGACGGCGGTGCAAACCGCCCTGGACGTGGTACTGAACGCCAACCCCATCGGCCTGATCATCGTGGCCGTGGCCGCCCTGACCGCCGGGGTGATCTACGCCTACAACCACTTCCAACCCTTCCACGACGCCATCCAATCGGTGTGGGAGGCCCTCAAGGCGGTGGGCGCCTGGATCATGGGCAACTGGAAGTTGATAGTGGACGTACTGCTGGGCCCGGTCGGCCTGATCCTCACCCACCTGGACCAGGTAAAACAGGTCATTGACGACATCATCGGCGCCCTGAAGGCCATCGGTAAGGCCGCCTCCGACGCCTTCGGCTGGCTGGGCAAGGTGGCCAACGTGGGCGGGGGCATAGGCAAGGCCATAGGGTCGCTCAACCCCTTCGCGGCGTCCGCCTCGAGCTCGGCCACCCCGGTGCAGATCACCGTTTACGCCACCCCCGGCGACTCGCTGCCCGAAGTGGTCTATGACGCGCTGCGGTCCTACCAGCGCCGCCATGCCCGCGCCGAGCTCCGATCCATGTTCGGCTAATGGCCAACACCCTTACCGGGGTTTCCCCGTCCCACGGCCCCCAAACCGGTGGGACCACCCTGACGGTGACCGGCACCGGGCTGGACACGGTGGCCGCCAACATTTACCTCCGGTTTGCCGATCACACCACCATGAATAGCCCGGCCACCTCCCAGGCGGCCGGCCAGATCACCGCCGTCACCAAGGACATGTCGGCTAAGCCGGCGGGGCCGGCCGACGTGGGCGTTTTCGATAACGCCGCCTCCGCTTACACCTGGCGGCTCGGCGCGTTCACCGTGGACGCCCCCACGTTTACGCCCGGGGTATGGGACGGCCCGGCATGGGACGGGGCCGGGTGGCAGGCCGCCCAATTCGCCCCCGGCGCCGGGTGGGGATTCGACTGGCAGGTTTGGTACCAGTACCAGGGGGCGGTGGGCTGGGATATGACCGCCTCGGTGGTGGAGGCCCGGTGGACCACCGACGCCCACACCACCGGCGACGGCTCCTTCCGGGGCGACCTCCAACCCGGGAGCCTGCAACTCCAGGTGCACGACGCCGGCCACCGGGCCGAAACCCTTTCCAAGCTGGGCACCATCTGGTTGCGGTACCTGCCGGCCAACATGGTGTGGGGGTTCTACCTCGACACCGTCACCCGCCAACTGGTCGCCCCGTCCGACCCGACCGCGGCCGACGTGGTCATCCAGGGCTCGGCATGGCCGCTGCGGTTGACCACCGATTGCCTGCACTCTTTCACCCGGCCGGCGGAGCGGGCCGACACCCGGCTGACCGCCCTGGCCGCCTGGCTGTCCAACAACACCGACCTGGCCTCGCCGGTCTACACCGCCGCGGTGGCCGCCGATTCCCATGTGGCCCCCGCGGTGGTGGCGGTGCCCACCTGGGGCACCTACCCCTCGGCCCTGTCGGTGCTACGCCAGGCCGCCGCTGACGGGGTGGGGTGGGTGTCGGCATCGGTGGACGGGGCCGGCCTCGGCCGCTTCCAGATCAACTACGCCCGCTGGGAGACGGCCCCGCCCCGCGACCTGGTCGCCTCCGACGTGGTCGCCGGTATCCCCTACGACAGTTCCATGGATTCGGTCATCTCGGCGGTGGAGTGGACCGGCATGAAGGGCGACGGCACCACCATCGTCAACGCCGCCTCCGGGTCCAAGGTTTACAACTACGGGTTCGTGAAAGCATCCATGCGGGTGCTGGCCGACCTGGGCGTGGGCACCGCCGACCAGTCAGCGGTCAACTACACCGGCCTCAACCTCATCAACACCCATTCCGATCCCACCCCCGCCCAGTTGTCCACCGTGTCTTGTACCTCCGGGGCCCGGTCCACCCCCGCCGGGGGCACCGGGCCGCCGTGGAACCCGGCCGCCCATGTGTGGGGCCCCGACGAGGTACTCCACTGGGTGCCCCCGGCCGGCCAAACCTGGGGGTACACGTCCTACCGGGTGGCCAAGACCGCCCACCGCCTCCGGGCCGCCGCCTGGGACTCCACCCACACCGTGGAGCCGTACACCCCGGCCTCCCCGCTACCCGCCTAAAGGACCGCGCGCCTATGCCTATCGCCAATATCGGAGCGGTGCCCGACGTGGCCACCGCCACCGCCATCGCCTCCGATTGGGGCAACGCCACCGGTTCGAGCTCAAGGGGCCGGGTGGTCCACCGGTTCAATACGCCCACCGAGCGGGACGCCTCGATCACCGCCCCGGTGGCCGGCATGGTCTGCTACGTCCTGTCCGCCAACCAGTTCTACGGCTACCGGTCCCCGGGCGGGTGGACCCAAATCCTCGGCGGGCCCCGCGACACCACCCACGCCAAGATGGGCCGGGCCGCCACCCAGGCTTTCCCGGCCGGCGGGGGGCCGGTGGCCTTCGATACCGTCCTATTCGACCCGTTGCCCATGTACTCCACCGGTGCCGGCGGGTTCGTGGTGCCCACCGCCGGGGTGTACCTGGTCACCGGCAGCCTTCAACTGGGGGTGATGGCCGGCGGCTCCTACGCCCAGATGCAGGCCATCCAGAACGCCTCCGTGCTCTACGGGGCCACCCTCAATCAGGTGGCCTCATCGGCCGGCCTCGGCCCGTCGGTGTCCATCACCATGAAATGCGCGGCCGGTGATGTCGTGAAAATCGGGGTTAATACCTCGGTGGCGGTGTCCTCCCTCGGTGGCACCCAGTTCTGTTGGGGTGCCCTCGATTACCTCGGTACCGGATGAAAGGGCCCCAACCATGAGCTACCTGTCCCAATGGCGGCTGGCCGCCGACGACGACTTCGTGTCGCGGTCCCGGGCCGCGCTGGTCGAGCAGGCGGAGGTGTTCAAGGATGACGACCGGGCCGATATCGCCTCGCTGGCTACCAGCCTGCTCACCGCCGACAACCCCCAGGAAACGCTCACCTTTGTGGGCCTGCTGGCCGCCGCCCCCGGGTTCGCCCTCAAGGTGGACCAGGGGGACGGGACGGTCAACAGTTCGCTGGTGGCCGACGCCGAAATCCTGGCCGCCGTCCAAGCCTTGTGGCCGACGGTGGCGGCCCTGTTCTACCCGGCGCCATGACCGCCCGCCCGGTGCGGTTCGAGCGGTTCATGCGCATGGTGCTCTGGCCGCCGCCGGCCGCCGACCCCGAGCTCGAACCGGCCGAACCGTGGGCCATCGACCCCGGGCCCTGGGAGGCCGCCCCGTTCACCACCACCGACGAGGGCGACCGGTGACCGCCCCCCTCGAGCGCGACCCGATCCCGTCGCCGAACTACTCCACCCGGGCCGGTACCCCGGTGCGGCTCATCGTGCTTCACACCGCCGAAGGGGCCCTCACCTACCAGGCGTTGGGCAACTACTTCGCCAACCCGGCCTCCGGGGTGAGCTCGCACGCCGGTATCGATGACACCCCCGGCCGCATCGGCGTGTACGTGGCCCGGGGCGACAAGGCATGGACCCAAGGTGATGCCAACCCCTACGCGGTGGCCGCCGAACTGTGCGCCTTCGCGGCGTGGTCGGAGGATGAATGGTGGCTACACCCAACCATGCTGGCCAACGCGGCCGCCTGGGTGGCCGAAGAGGCGGCCGCCTTCGGTATCCCCCTGGTCGCCCTGACCCCCGCCGAGGCCCAGGCCGGCGCCGCCGGGGTGTGCGTCCACGCCGACCTGGGCGCCGCCGGCGGGGGCCACTGGGATTGCGGGGCCGGGTTCCCCCTGGAGTGGATCATCGACGCCGCCCTAGACGGGGCGGAGATAGGAGGCGGGGCGGTGGCCATACGGAGCACACCGGCCGGTGACGGCTACTGGATCGTGGGCTCGGACGGGGGGGTGTTCACCTTCGGCGCGGCCGGCTTCTTCGGTTCGCTGGGGGACGTGGACCTCGAGGCCCCGATCGTGGACCTCGAGCCCACCCCTACCGGCGCCGGGTACTGGCTACTCGGCGCCGATGGGGGGGTGTTCACCTTTGGTGACGCCGCCTTCTACGGGGCCGCCACCGGCCTGGTGTCATGACTCCCCGCCGGGGATTGACCGTCGCCCTCCTGTTGGCCGCCATGGTGCTGGCCGTGCTGGCCGGCCTCGGGGCGGTGGGCGCCTACACCTGGGCCCACTACCAGGCGCTCGGGTGGTGGGCTCTGGCCTGCCTGGCCGCCGCTTTCCTGCCCTTGTAGGTGGTGACCCGCCGCCACCTGGGCGAATTCGTGCTGGCCGACCGCACCGGGCCGTGCACCTACTGCGGGGAGCCGTGCCCGGTACTCAACACCGAGGTACACGAGCTCCTACACGTCGGCCGCTGCACCCGGGCCCGGTACGCCGACATAGACGCCGCCGGGTTGGGGTGCGATTACCGGCGGTGCGAACCCGACGACTGCGCCTTGGAGCTCCTACCGGTGCTGCTACGCCCCTTCCGGTGCCGGGCCCGGGCCGACGCCCGGCGCACCTAGTGGGCCGGGGCCGCGAACCGGTGGACACGGTGGCCATGATCCTGGCCCTGGCCCTCGGCCTGGTGGCCGTGTTGATCCTGGTGGCCACCATGGTCCAGATACTCAACTCCGCCTTCCCCCAGGTGGAGCTCTCCGATAACGCCTCCCAGGTGCTCACCACCGCGGTGGGGGCCCTGGCCGGCCTCATCGGCTCCTACATCGGCGGCCGCCACCGCCGGGACTAGCATCAACCCCGGCGGTTCCCGTGGACACTGGCCGCCTCTCTGACACACCGCCCCCGGACCGCCGTCGCAACGGGCCCGGGGGCGGTGTGCTGCCTACCCGGCCGCCCCCGATCTGTCGATCTGTGCGGGTGTGTGTGCGCCGCAGACGGGGCAGGAGTAGCCGCCCGTATCTCCGTCGGTATGGCAGGCGGCGAAGGTGAAGGCACAGCCAGGACAGACCACACAGCGCTCTTGTTCCTCAATCGCCCAGTCGTCTAGCGCAAACTCTCGTCCGTTCATTTCCACATGTCCATGTAGGTGAAGGGCAGGCAGCCCGAGTTGATGACCCGCCTGAGCCAGCCAATCAGCCGTTTCGGCCTCGATACAGATTCGGCGTTCTGTTCGCTTGACATTTCACCCGCCTCAGATTCGGACATTCCGGCCTGTCTTTACATAAGAACTATTCTGGGCGGCTTAGCGGTCAGGCGTCAGCGAAGGAAACCCGGCCTTCATGGCGGCCCCATTTCATGAGCGCCGCCTGCCGGCTGGTGCCGGTGGCCTCCCCGATGGACTGCCAGGTGTACCCCGACGCCCGCAACCCGTCCACCGCCGCCTGGGTGGCCACCTCGAGGCCGGTGCGGAGCTCCATGAGCTCGACCAGTTCGGCGGTATCGGCCTGCCCGACCCGGCGGCCGGCGGCCACGATCATCCGCCGCAACATGGCCAGATAGGCGGTGGTGCTGTCATGGCTGGCCCTGCTCATCGCTGCCCCTCACCCCTCGCCTACCCTTGGTAAACCGACCTTACCAACGACTAGGGGGTTCGCGGGGGCCACCTGGACGCCCTTGGCCTTGGCCGAGCACACCGGCCCCCGCCCCGCCTCCACCGAGGCCGCATCGGTGAGGGCCCGCCCGCAGTCCTGGCACCGCCCGGCCCGGGACAGGGCATCCTCGAGGGCCTCGGCGGTGGCCTCGAGGCCGTGGGCCCGGGCGTAGGCCGCCTGTTGGGCGATCTTGCCCGGGTTCGCTAGCACCACCATCGAACCCGATCCTATGATGCGCTATCTCTCAAGACGTGGGGGGGTGTGATGCCGGGCCGCGTGCGTTTCGATGAGCTCAACAAGGCCACCCGAGCTCGAGTGAAGATCGCCGGGCCGGGTGCCAGGGTTGTGCCCCTACTCTCGCCCCCCGGCCCGGTGTCATCCACCCCCGAACGGCAGGCCCTATTGCGCTGCCACCGCTGCGGCCAGGTGTCCACCTCGGAGGCCGGCGCGGAACGTCACGCGGACGCCGAGCATCACACGCGCTTCACCTGTGACCTAACCTGAGCACCGCCGAACTCTCTACCGCCCACCCCCGACGCGTCGGGGGTGGGCTCCCGAGAGTTTGGCCCGCTAACCCTTCGCCAGGCTAACGGGCCGGTGCCGTGTTCACCCTTCCCAAGGAAAACAGCCGACGTGCGAATCGTACCCAATAGCAGTGTCCACTACGAATCATCCGGGCCTGTCGGTTCGCTATCCCCGGGCCGGAATCCGGCCAGGCGGTGGCCTAAGCGCCGCCAGTGGTATGACCGCATAGCGCGAGATACCGGCCTAACCGATGGGTGCAAAGCGTGGTTGTTTCTGATCGGCTCGCGGTCAGACGACAACGCCAAACCGGTATGGGGGGCCCAGGCCCGCCAGGCCGTGGACCTCGGCCGCGCCTCCCGCAGCGTGCGCCGCTACCGGGCCGAGGCCGAGGCCGCCGGCTACATCACCGCCTACCGGGCCCGGGCCGAGCGGGGCCCGGACGGGCGGTGGTGCCGACGTAAGACGAACCTCTACTACCTCACCCTGCCACCGGCCGGCGCCCAGACGGCCCCCCGGCGCCGGCAGCGGGCCCCGTACTGTGTCACCACGACACATAAGGCCAGGCCACACCTAGCGGACACTGATGGCCGCTCAACCCCCTACGGGGTGGTAGAACCCGCCCACCGCCCGGTGGTAGAGGCTCGAGGTGACGGCCCCGGACCCCGGACCACCACCGTCACCGACGCGATCGCGGCCGCCCGGGCCAATCTCCGCACCGTGATGCGCCGATGATCGCCCTCATCCGGAGATGGCGACGACAACCACCGACCCCCGGGCCGCCCGCCGCGTGCGCGTACTGCCGGCGCGCCCTGACCCATCCCCGCTGGGCACTGCGCTACTGCTCTGACGCGTGCGCCCAGGCCGACGAAACCCGAACCCGCGAGAAAATCCAGAAAGGCCGGCTATGAGCAACCGCCGACGCCGCCAACCCGGCGCACTCATCCGCCCCCGAATCCTCGATCGCTGCCACGAATGCGGCCGCCTCCACGACATAAACGCCTACCCGGCGGTGGAGCTCGAGCCGGGCACCACCGCCTACCTGCTGGTATGCCCACAATGCCGCGGCGACGACGACGAGGCCGGGTAGGTGACGACCGCCGATAACCCCCACTATGTAAAGCCGGTGGTGACCGACCCCGAGGCTGGCTACCCACCGCCCCGCACCTGCTCATATCCCTGGGCTGGACGCTGGGCGACCCCTACGACTACCCCGACGCGGGCCTCGGCCTATACCGCATGGCCCACGACCTACGGGTCCGCGAGGTGTGGTACCGCCACGCCGCCGAGTGGCTTAGGAGGCGGGTGGCTAGCCGGTAGCATTGGTGTTCGATGGCAGGCCGCCCACCGCCCGCATCCAGGCAAGGCCACGGCTCGAGGGCCTGCTATGTCAACGGGTGCCGGCACCCCGATTGCGTGGCCGCTAACACCGGCTACCAGCGGGACTGGCGGGCGGGGATGCGGGGCACCGTGCAGGACAAGGGCGGCCCCTACCGTGTGCGACCCCGCCCCCCCCGCCCAGGAAAGTAGGCCCGGTGCCCCCTCGCGATAGGTACTCCCACCCTGCCTACCAGGCCACCCGTAGGGGGTGGGCCACCCGGGTGGCCGAAGGCAACGTGGTCTGCCATCTCTGCAATGAGCTCATCGTGGGTCCGTTCGATCTTGACCACCGGCGGGGGGGTGGCGGTGCCCTCCACCCCGCCCATCCGTCATGCAACCGGAGCGAAGGCGCGAGGTGGAGAGGCAAACGACGTTTGGTTTGGGGCTCGAGCGTCGGTCGCGATCCCGTTTCTCCGCCACGACTCCGGTTGAG